TGGGAATCACTGCATCCTAAAAACCAGTGGGGCGGCTTTTGGAAATCGTTCAAGGATGTTCCGCACTTCCAGAGAACTGTATGAAAACCGGCATCCCGAGAAGTTTCAAACTTCTTGGGCATAACATCACCGTCCGAGTCGTCCCACGTAGCCGATGGAAGCACAAGGATTGCGTAGGCATCTGGATACCAGATCGTCTACGCATTGAAATCCTCGGCGGTCAGCCAGTGACATCCCTACAGCAAACCTTCTGCCACGAATGGGTACACGCCATGCTCGACATGATGGCGCATCCGCTGTCCCGAGACGAACAGTTCGTCGATCAACTGGGGCATTTGCTCCAGCAGTCTTTAACAACCTTTGAGGAATAAATGCCTAAGCGTTTCACCGACGAGGAATTCATCGACGCATGGATGCGTTACGGATCACCCCGCAAAGTAGCCGACGCACTGTCTCTGTCGGTGCGAAATGTTCACAATCGCAGGCGCGCGGTTGAGGCACGGCACGGCATAGCGTTGCCGAGCAAGATTCCTTCGACTTGCACAACCGGCATCAAGTCCGAAGCAGGACAGGCTGCTAATCTACTCGCAGAGACTCGCGCGCGGCGTTACGAGTCCGAAATGCACCTTGAACTGCATGACGGCGTGGTGATGATTGCGAGCGATTGCCACTACTGGCCGGGCGTGGTTACGCCAGCACATGAGGCGTTTTGCAAACTGGCAAAGGCGCTAAAGCCCGATATCGTGATCCTCAACGGGGACATTCTGGACGGCGCGCGGATCAGTCGGCACTCACGAATCATGTGGGAAAAGCAACCCGAACTGAAGGACGAACTGCACGCGGTGCAGGATCGGTGCGCGGAGATTGAACGCGCGGCTGGCAAGGCGCAGTTGCTACGCACTATCGGGAACCACGACGCAAGATTCGAGAACTACTTATCAAGCAACGCGCCCGAACTTGAGGAGATGCCAGGCTCAACATTGATCGACTATCTGCCGCGCTGGCGCGCTGGATGGGCTGTGCATCTGAACGAAAAGCAATATGGATGGACGGTGATTAGACATCGGCCCGTCGGCGGCGGTATCCACGCGGCCTACAATTCTGCGCTGCGCGCGGGCACGCACTACGTCCACGGACACCTTCATAAGTTGCAGTACACCCCGTGGGCTGACTATCGCGGCCGACGATTCGGCGTGGACTGCGGCACGATGGCCGAGCCGAAAGGCCCGCAGTTCACCTATGTAGAAGCAGGGCCGTTGAACTGGGCGTCTGGGTTCGTGGTGCTGACGTACCGCGAAGGGCGACTGCTAGAGCCAGAAATCGTCGCGGTGGATGCGGGAAGGGCGTGGTTTCGAGGCGCTCCGGTGTAGCCATGCGCGTGCTAGATCGTGAACTGATAACAGAGTTGTCGTGGGCTGAACCGGAACTCTGCCAGAATTGCGCCTTTTTCGTGTATCGCAACTCTAAGTTTCACTGCTCGCACCCGGCAGTCGCTCGGCCAATCGAGCAGGCCGTGCAATGCAAGACCGACCATTTTAAAAAGGCCAGCCCTTACCACGTCCGGCGTTAGTCGGTGAGGAACTGCGAAATCTGATCGGCCAATTCCGTGCGGCCAGCACGCACCAACGCAGGCCACGCAGCCGACAACAGAATGTAAGCCTCCGCCTCTTTGGCCCTTGCTTTCTGCACGCCTAGCACCTCGCCCGCGATCAAGTCAGCCTCGGCGTTAAATCCTAACGACCGCAACTGCAAGAGCGCCGCGCGTAAATCCGGCTTAGGCGGATTGAAGCGCCACGGCATACGCTCGACTTCTAAGTCCCATTCGTCTTTCATGCCACCAACTCCATGACCTTCACGGCTAGCCAAATGATCAAGCCAACCGGCACTCCAATCACACCGGATAATAGCAGCAGCACAAACAGCAATTGCCGCAAAGATGGCGGCGGCATTCCTCCGACTGGCATATCAACCTCCGTAGTATCGCAATAGCATTTCAACAGCATCGATGTGCTGCTTAATCTGCTCGATGTCTTCCGCCTTATCGCGCGTGAACACAGGCGATCCATTGCCTGCCTTCCGCTGGCGTAAATCCCTCTTGAACAGTTGCAGCGTAAACCGCAACTCGGCCCTAGTGATTTCGGCCGCGCTCTCTGGACAGATTTCTACCTTCACCAGTAAAGCCCTCCTGCGCGTTTTCGTGAGCATGCCCAGTTGGGCGGCGGTACGTGCCGCCAATCCTCCCGGCGTGAGCGCCGCACCCTGCGGATGATGTCAAGAAGCCAGTTCATGCTGCGCCACCTTTGTGGACTCAAGCACTTGGTCGCATCGACCAAGCGAGTATGCCGCCTCAAGCGCGGCCACCACCATTTGAGGCGTTGGCCTAGTGCCGAGCAGGTCGGCGATGGCGTGCAGGGCTTCATGCGAGGATTGGTTAATTGCCATAGGCTTTTCTTTCCCTTTTGATTGATAAGTATTTTGAGTACGCTTCGCTTTTAGGCTGAGTCATTCCAAGCCCTTTGCACCACCAGTCATTGCGTAACAAAACCTTGCACATTCTGCGCCATGATGGTGCCCAATATTTTTTTTCCAACTCACGCGGCGCTTCATCTGGAATCCCATTTCTATACCCACGCTTGTGCCACCCAACAAGCCAACTATTAAATCGATCTGCATAGTGATTCCGAGTGATTTCGGGCATTGTGGATAACAAAAGGTTACAAAAACTTTTCCATGTGTGACCAGGAGGAAGCGTAATTCGACTGTATCCATTTACGTTTCCGTGTTCTTCAATGTACAAAGCGCCGCTATTTACACCATTGACTCGCGCAACAACTCGGCTCCAAGTCTTAGGCTCGATTAGGTGGTACAACCAAAGCCCTCTTCGCTGGTCATCTCCGTATGGCTGGCAAAGCCGCATCTGAGACAATGATAGCCCAGCGAGATGCATACGATCATAGACTTCATTGTGTGGCTTGGCTGGGTATTTTGCGTGATAACGCCAAATGTCTTTTACGTTCCAATCATAAATTGGATACACATTAAACACGCCATCAACAACCTGTGTTGTCCATCGCTTGCCAAAATGAGTTTGCTTATCCCAAATTGCAACAGTTCTAAATCTGTTTAGACTTTCGTCTGCGCGAATCCCAATAAATGCGGCAGTTGATCTTCCTTTGCTATACCACACTGCAAACAGTTCGATGAATTCTTCAAACTCCATCCTAGGTTCAAAGAAGTCAAAATAGGATGTGTCAGAAATTACTCCTGGCCTATTCGGAAGTTCTCGTACCCAGTCCGCCTTGCGCTCTGGATCCCACGCGCACCATACCGGCTCAAAATTGCTAACCGCATTTCGCAATTTAAGCGGCAGGCAAACCCAGTAAAGTTCAATATGTTCAGAGTACATATCAAACATCTGCTCTGCATGGCGAATTGTCAATTCATACTGCGCTTCAAGATCAATCAACAGCACTCCAACCTTGCGCTTCCGACGCATGGCTTCTTCCATCACTAGATGCATCATTACGCTGGAGTCTTTGCCAGCACTAAAGGATATATACACTGCCTCAAAATGATCGAATACGTAACGAACCCGATCACGCGCGGCCTGCAAAGTATCAGTGCCTATTGGCTTTTTAATGGTTGCCATTAGTACAACTCCGCCTCGGTTCTTCCGCCAGCCTGCTCGTGAGTTATTGCCTCGTGGCCGTTTGCAGCAAGCCACAAGTTCAAGTATTTAAGTGCCATGTCATCTGCCGCTGCTTTTTGCGCTTCATCCAAGCGGTGATACCCGCCTCGACAGCATGACGGTATCCCAAGCGCATAGGCCACCGAAGCCTGCCCAAGCCAGGCAATACGATTCATGCGGTCATTTGTTAAATAATGCTCGCATGAAAACTTCCATTGGGTCGTAACGCCATGGAGAGCAGATTCAAATGCAGACAAATCTGCAAGAAAATCGCCATATTTTTTTTCTCCTTCTTCATGGGTCATGTTTACTGGGCGCTCCGCATAGAATCCAGCGCGGAAGCATTCCCATTTTTCCCAAGTGTGGAAAACCCTTCCCTTATCATTTGGTTGAAAGTCAGAAATTACATCTGAAATGATTTCAGCACCAACAGCAGATTCATCTGTTTTATCTGCCTCCCATGCTTGGGAGAATTGTTCATCCTTAAATGCCTCTGCAATGCCAGTTATTTGGCACAGCCTTAACACTTCGTCTGCATCCATGCCGAGTTCGCGCGCAATCTTTTCGTCAGTCCAATTTCTGCGCTTGAGTTCAACAACAATTTCAGACATTGCCTCTACGCGATGCTTGCCGCGCGCGCGATTGTGACGAATAGTTGACGCAATTCGATCTGTTTTGTCTTGACGTTCTGCATTGATAACAACAAGCGGAAGGTATCCATGCACGCGCTTGTTTACCGTCTTGCTTTCCTTGCCAACTCGATGTCGGTGGAACCCGTCAACAACCTCGTATTGACCATCACGATGCCACGAAACTATCGGCTGTGTGTAGCCATCTTCTGTAATTGAGTGCTCAAGCAATTTCATTTCTGGCGGAGCAACCGTGTTTGGATTGTAGTCGTTAGCGGTAACCAATTCTGCCGGAACCCATTGCACGCAATCCACAGGCTCATCGGCAAATGGCGAGTGCTTTTGCAATGCAATTTTTATACGGTTTATTGCATCAATTTTTTGTGCAATATCCATTGACTCTAGGCCAACAAAAGCCTGCTCCGCATTGCTAACAGGATCATTAAAAACAATTGATGATTGAAGAACGGCGTTCACTTATCGTCCTCCTCTAAATCCTCCGCCATTTGCGCGGCATAAGTCGCAAACCACGCAGCCTTGCGGAAGTCCTGCGCCGTCGGTGCGCCGTCTTTCTTGCCAGCGCGGCCTAGATACTTCAATGCCGAACCGTGGCAGTAAGCCAACGTGCCACGCTGCCCGAGGATCGAACGGATCACGTCGATCATTTCCGCGTCAACCCCGCCGATTCGCAACTGGTAATGACGTGGCGAATCTACCGGGTCGTGGGTTAGGTCTTGGAACAGTTCGTCGTCGTCGGTGTACATTGGCTCGCTCATTACGCAGCCCTCTTTTTAAGTTTCTCGTTCAAGTCGTGAAGCGCCCGCAGATGCAAGAACGCAGGCCAAGCATCGTCATCGAGCGACGGGTAGAAGTGATGGCCGAAGTCGCCATTCTCTTTTGAGAACCGCAGCAGATGGTATCCGCCGTCGATCTTTAAGCCCTTGCACTCCTCGTATGCCTTCGCATACGCCACCAACTGAATCAGATACTCGGGATACACTCCGCCGCTGGTCTTGAAGTCGCCGAGCACCAAGCGTCCATTCAGCCGTCCGATGAAGTCCAACGTCCCGCCATAACGGTGCGTCTCTGACAGCACCGGAACCTCACATTCGAGGATCTCTAACTGCGTACCCTTGCACCAAAACTCGAAAGCCGAGTAAGCGCTGACGACTTGCGCGCGAAATGCCGTCCTATCCAGCGTCTCGGCTTTCTCCATCACAGCGTCAAGGTGCGCGGTCGGATCGTTACCCTTTACGAATGCCTCGCACATTTCGTGGACGCACGTACCGATCTGAAGCGCGTCGTTGCCTTCGTAAAGGTTGGCCGGTGCGAACTGGCCCTTGCCTTCGAGGTTGCCGTGGGCGCGGCCGGTCTTGTAGGCCCAGTTAATCAATGCGCCTGGGTCTTTAATTTTCAAGATTGTAGTAACAGACGGCACTTTCGTGCCGTCCGCCAGTTTGTAACCGTAGCGAGCGGTAGCCATCAGAATGCCACCTCATCGTCAACGAACGCAGCCGGAGCGGCCGGAGCGGGTGCTGCGGCTTTGGGCTTGTCGATAATCCGCGCGGCGATCTTGTCCTGCACCCATGTAGGCAACTTGTCGAACACGTCGGGATTGGGCGTGTCGGTGCTGAACCACAGCGCCTCACCCTCAAGCGTCGGTGCGGCCATGCCTTTGGGAAGGGGCATAATGCTGGTTAAATTGGCGTAGGTCTTGTCACCCTTCGTGCTGTGGGTCACGTTGATAAACGCTGGTTTACCGAGCACCGCCGTGAGATCAAACTTCTTGAGTTCTTCCGGCGTGAATGCGCGACCACGCCACGATTGCAGCAACTGGCGCAGCGTCGCCTTCTCGTTCAGCGACAGGCCGACCGTGCGGCTGATGACTGCGGGCAGGCTTTTGGTCTCGCCTTCCTTCGTAAACTCCATGCGCTCGCTCGGGATCTGGAACCGCAGCAGCAAAGTGCGCTTTGGGGCGTACTGTCCGCCTGGGGATGGCTGCACGCCGAGATCAACGACCATATCGCATATAGCGGCGTAGGCTCCGGCTTCGATGGGCTTGCGCTCGGGATAGTTGCCGCCAGATGTTGCGCTTACAAAAATGCTCATTACTTCTTACTCCTTGACAGTGGTTACTTCTACATCACACGAGTGTCCGTCGCATGGCTCGATGGCGCAGGCGACGAGGCACAAAAAAAACATGGCGATTACTTGCGGCCAGGGGAAGGGGCGGTTCATACGACCACCTCAAAGACGCCTTGCATGGCTACCTGGTCATAGCGATAGGCTAGTCGGCGCTGAGCAGCGCGAATCGTGTTTCGGTGGTACTTCTTCAGCGGTATCCACTGGCCTTTCGGCAAATCGGCACTGACGTAAAGCCGCTGAAGCGGATCAACCTTAGAAAGAATCATCCGATACTCGCCAGCGGCGATCTTATCTACAATTTCTTGCACCGCATTTTTATCGTTCGACATTGCTTGCTCCTTCTTATCGCTTCTGGCCCGGCACCGCGCCGTCCATGTGAGAGACTGTACAGAAGGCCAAAACATAACACAAGCACTTTTTGTTACTCGCCGCGCTTGACATCCACTAGGTGAACAAACTACCTTTGTGCCATGAAGAAGCAAACCACGCAAACCGCTGCCCTTGTCCGCGCTGTGGACAAGTTAGGCGGACAGACTGCCGCCGCACGTAAACTTGGTGTTACACAGCAGGCGGTGCAATACTGGATCAAAACAGGCCGCGTCCCGCCGCTTAGAGTGCTTGCGCTTGAGGCTGCGAGCGGGGTATCACGAAAGGCGCTTAGGCCGGATATCTACCCATGACCGACCGGCCGAAAACAAAGGCCGCTGCATTGGCAGAGGTTCGGGAACTTATAGACAGGTTTTCCACAGGCGAGATATGGGCAGATGAAGCCCGAGAGCGGCTGTCTGCGATAACGAATACAGACTTGAAGTACGTGGTAAAGAAAGAAAACCCAGAGTTTCCTTCAGACAACAGGCATATTCATGTTGTGGCGTATGACTGGACGGCCCCGGCGCAGTGGTCGTGGCGTAAGGCAATTGACGCGGCGTATGCGAAGGATTTAGAAAAGTATCAACTGGAAAAGCAGTTTCAAAAAAATATTGCGGCTCTGCGGATTGCAGTTCGAGAGCATATGCGAGCGTTCAAGGATCAATGCGTCGAGCAGATATGCGCCAATGAAAACTGTCGTGTGCCTTACGATATAACAGTCGATCATGTTGGCGAGCCGTTTATCAGTATCGCCTCGGACTTTTTGAAATCAAGAGATATAAAACTGTATCAAAAGGACGGTATAGGCGACGTGATGGCGGATGCCTCCGTCGAGGCGGAATGGGTAGAGTTTCACGGCAAACGCGCGGCTTATCAGTTGCTTTGCCGGTCATGCAACAGCAGCAAAGGCGCTGGGGGTTACAAGAGATGACATCACAAAGCATCACGCGGGTGGGAGACAACGGCCCGCTGATTACCTACACGGTTTTCCAGGACGTCTGGCCGCGCGAAAAGACGGAATTCGCCGATTCACCCTGGGTGGAACTTGTCCGCAAGTTGGCTAACCCTCCGGTGCATATGACGAAGGCGGCGTGTCCGCTGCTGTCGCTGTGTGAATACGGCGATCAGCCGTCGCCCTCGGGATACTTGCGCTATGGCGAGAACGTGCGGCGGGTGTACGGGATCGAGGTTGACTACGACGGCGAAGAAGTCACGCCGGAGGAAGGGCACAAGCGATTGCAGGCCGCTGGGCTTGTCTCGATGATTTACACCTCGGCGAGTTACACCGAAGGCGCACCGAGATGGCGTGCGTTGATGCCGCTATCCGAACCGGCTGCGCCCGCACAGCGCGCCGTGTTCGTAGCCCGCGCTAACCGTGCGCTGGGCGGGATCGCTAGCCGCGAATCGTTTACCCTGTCGCAGTCGTTTTACTTCGGCGCAGTGCGTGGCGCTCGGTATAAGTGGTTCGAGTCGCATGGCCGGTGCATCGATCAGGCGGTAGACCTTGAGCCGCTGTACCACCAAAGCAAAGGCACGGACGCCAAGACCGGGCGAGATACGCGCAGCAATCAGCAGTTGCTTGAGGCATTCGCGCGTGGCGAGGGGCGCTACGAATCCATGCTCAAGTTGTCGAGCCGATGGGCGGCGCGCGGCATGGCCTATGATGACATCGTGGCTGCGCTTAACGAACTGCTGGATAGCAGCGGAAGCAGCCTAAACGGCGACGGGATCGACCTTCGCAGCCGCATCGAGCCGATGGCACAGAGCGCCGTGCGGAAGTTCGGCGGGACGATGCCGGAGGTGCGCCTACAGGGCGTGCCGCAGCCGCCGCCGGGAAGGTTCGACGATGCCGCAGACTGGTCGGCATTTCCCGAGGCTCAAGGGCTTGAGCGGACATCGGAACCGGCCACGGAACCGGCCAAAGAGGCGCAGCACGTAGCCGCAGAGAGCATCGTCGCGCGGCGCTGGCAACCGATAGAGGCCGATTGCATACCGCCTCGGCAGTGGCTGTATGGCTTCCACTATATGCGTCGCATGGTGTCGATGACGGCAGGCGCGGGCGGTGGCGGCAAGTCGTCGATGACGATGGTGGAGGCGGTCAGCATGGCGCTCGGGCGGGACTTGCTGCGCGGTAAGTGGCAACTGCCGACCGGGGCGCTCAAGGTCTGGATTCACAACGGGGAAGACCCGCTGGACGAATTGCAGCGTAGGCTTGTGGCGATCTGTAAGCACTACAGCCTAGACCCGCAGGAGGTCGCGCAGAATCTGTACCTCACCTCTGGCCGCGATACCCGCATTATCGTGGCCGAGGAAGCGGACGGCACGGTAATGCAACTGCCTGCCGTGCGGGAGCAGATCGTCCGCTGTGCGCTCGATGAGCGGATCGACGCGATGATCCTAGACCCGTTCATTTCGACGCACGCGGTCAATGAGAACAACAACCCCGCGATGGAAAAGGTCATGTGGGAATGGCGCGCGATAGCCGAGCAGGCGAACCTTGCGGTTGAGATCGTGCATCACTTCCGAAAGGGCAACGGCAACGAGGCGTCGAGCGAGGACGTACGCGGGGCGTCTGCATTGCTTGGGGCGTGCCGTAGCGTGCGGATTGCCTCGCCGATGGGGCAACCCGAGGCGGAACGGTACGGTATCGAAGCGAAGGATCGGCGGCGCTATTTCTGGCTTCAGAATCCAAAGGCCAACATGAGACCGCCGACGGACGAGCGGCTGTGGCGGCAACTGGTCAGCATCGATCTGGGCAACGGCGATGCGGTGTACCCAGACGGCGACAAGGTGGGCGTGGTCGATGAGTGGAACCCGCCGACTGACGCGCAGATGTCGCCGGGTCAAAAGGCGGTCATTCTGGCAGACATAGATGCGACGTATCAGCGCGACCCGTTGTTGGTGCGGGCGGATGTTCGCAGCGCGCAATGGGCTGGGCAGATCGTGGCGAAGCATATGGAGTTGGATGTTCACGATGCTGGGGCGCGGTCGATGGTTCGGCGTGTGCTCGATGAGTGGGTGTCGGAGGGTAGCCTGGTCAAAGTGTCGGCTCGCGATCATGCGAAGGGGCGGTACATTTCGGCGTTCAAGGTTGGCGACAAGAAGGCCGAGGAGGATGAGGTTGTGCCGTTTTGAGCAACGTAATTGCCCCCAGTTTCCCCAGTTATCCCAAGTCTTTCCCCCAGTCGGAAGGCAACTTGGGAGGGGACACTGGGGGTCTTTCCCCCAGTTCCCCAGTTCCCCAGTTGTATATAGGGGGATCAACTGGGGGAACGAAGAATCAATGACTTACGCACGTTTTGGTTTTCCCCCAGTTGTTCCCCCAGTTAGAGAGGCACGATGAGACATTCCCCCCAGTTGGTGAAGCGATTGAAGATGCCGGAGCCTACCCCGACCACGGCGGTCGGCGAGCGGCTATTACGGCACGAAGGGCCGGAGGCGCTATCCATGATGCTGGCCTTCCAGCAGACCTTCGGCGCGCGGGTGCTGCACTACCAAGACCCCTCCGGCCAAGTCGGCAACCGCCCCGCATGGGCCACGGACGAGGACGCGCTATGACCCAAACCGCCCTCCACCTCCGCCAACCGCTCCAATGGCTCTCTCATCCATTCTGGGGCCACGTCAGCGCCTGCCGCACCTACGCCATACGCCAAGACCAAAACGGCTCAGAAGGCTTATACGTGGCTTGGACGCACAATGAGGACGGACGGCGCATTCCGAAGTGCTTAGGGCTGTACCAGACCTTCGAGCAAGCCGAGGAGGCGTGCACACGTCATGCGCCGTAACTGTCCTATTTGCGGGATCGAGTCCGTGGGGGGTAAGTCACACAATTACCACCTACACCAATCCCTACCCATAGATGCCCAGCGCGCGGCCTCGGAGGCGGTAAGGCTAAATAACAAGCGGACAGAGTATTTTCGTGAATACTACTGGCGAAACGCCGAGAAACTAAGAGACCGGAGACGGGAACAGAAGCGCGAACTGTACCGGCTGCGAAAGACCACTAAACCAATCATCGAGGAGTTATGCAAAGCAGTAGACCTAGCCAGGCAGACGGCGAATTGGTGAACGATCAGCCATACCGTGCGCTCTGGGCGTCGGTGCTGTATTCAGCAATCGCCGACCTTAACCGCCGATCCTATGACCGAGGGGCCAAGAAGTACGTCTACAGCGGCGAGACCGGGGTCGGATCTATGCGCTGGGTGTGCGACATGCTCGATCTAGACTATGACCGGCTCCAAGTGTTGAGCATGACGCGTGAGGGGCGGCGGCAGATACTCAAGAAGGGCACCAAGTGAGACACGC